ATCATTATATAATACTTTAATGGCATACAAAAATACGGATAATTAACTTTTACATGACAACTAGAGACCTAGTGCTTGAATTCAAGGCAAACATCCAAGACCTGCAAAAAGAAAAAGCAGACATGGCTAAAACGATTGCAAGTAAAGAGAGCAGAATCAAGCAAATATTAATTAAACTGGAACAAAGTAATTCCGATCTGGAACACGCAGGCAAACACGCCGCGAAAGTTCAAAAGGACAACGATGTACTAAAAGCCGACAATACCACATTAAAAGCCAAATTGGAAACCACAGAAAAGTTATTGGAAACAGCCACCACTAGGTTAAAAGCATTAGAAGGTCATATCGAAGAAGATCCGGAAGAAGACGAAGAAGTTCCACAACAAGAAGAAGAGTAGCAACCAACACAAAGATGGCTTACAGCCATCTAAACTTCGCTACGCTCGTTTATTTCTTAATTTACGCAAACGCAAAAATAACTTGAACGCATAGTTGCGTCCTATGTGCTAGATGTTAGTCATAGTTCTGCTATTTCTAGCAGAACGACTTACCCATGTGCTGAGTTTATAGTCACCGTATATCGCTGTCGTAACTGGGCGGTTGTGCTGTACCCATTTGCTTGTTCTATCCAACGCGAGCCTACCAAATCCTTATACGATAATCTTTGGTAAACCTGGAGTTGCTTTTTCTCAGAGCTCCTTCATTTTTGCCGTGTGCATCCAGTGATTCGCCGCTGTTGTTACAGAGTAGTTCACTCTCCCTATTATGATGCTATGTTTGCCTGATTGAAATTGTGATGTGCCTATCACTTACTATTATATCAATAAGAAAATTATAGGTCAATCTTTTTGAGTCTAAATACCAATATGCAAGAATTTTTTGATAAAAACAATTTCAAAAAGAAATTCAATGTATGGGAAGAAATAATCAAATTACCAATTGGATATATTAAGTTAGATATTGATTTTCCTGCAGATCAGTTTTTAGGTGAATGTTTGGCACTAAAAGACAAAGCCAAAACATTCAGTTTTACCCGTTACCAAAAGTTTGACAAAGAAGAACCAGGTTGGACAGGACTAGCATTGGCAGAAAACGAAGATGTTAGTTTTAGGTCCATATCATACAACCATGCACCAAAATTATCCGCTTGGTTCAAAGAGTGTGGATTTTTTAATTTTTCAAATCCTGACAAAGATAAAATTCACGTTCATTTTTTAGAGCCAGGAGCAAGTATACCCATACACAGAGATTATGAAGATAACAATTTATCAGGTATTAACTTTGCTGTAACACAACCACAAGGTTGTAAATTTCTAGTCGACGAGTACGGAGAGATACCTTTTGAGAAACCGGGAGATGTATTTCTAGTACAGATAGGAAAAGACCATTCTGTTTATAACAACAGCGATGATCTAAGAATACATATTTTACCAAAAGTACCAATGAACGAACAAAAAATCGTAGAAAGGATTTTATTATAATGTCAAAATTTTGGACGTATAAAGGAAAACCAGTAAAAGAACTGCCAGAATGGTGTGCAGGTTTTGTTTATGAAATCACAAACACACACAACGGAAAAAAATATATTGGTAAAAAATTAGCAAAGTTTAAAAGATCACGTAGACCGTTGAAGGGCAGAGTCAACAAAAGAAGATACACGATACCAAGCGACTGGCAAGATTATTTTGGATCCAGTAATGCGTTGCTTGAAGATGTTGATAAAATTGGAAAAGAAAAATTCAAAAGAGAAATTTTATTTTACTGTAAAAATAGAGGCGAGTGTAATTATATTGAAGCAAGAGAACAGTTTGCTCGTAAAGTATTAGAAACTGACAAATATTATAATGGACACATTAGAGTAAGAGTTCATAAACAAGTTCTTCCTAAAGACTAAAATAGAAAAAGCCCCTACTAAAAATAGCAGAGGCTTTATTGATTGGATCCAATTGGCTAAAATTACGCCGCTGTTTTTGCCGCGTTTTTAGATTCTTGAATTTCTTTTCTTCTTGCTTTGATCAACTTCGACAAGTTTGCAAGAGCTTTTCTGGCTCTTGTTGCAGAAGCCTTAACACCTTTCTCTGTGAACTTTTGGTTCTCTTCAGAGTAAGATTGGATCTCAGTCATTATTTGTTCATGTGTTTGTGACATAATGTTATCCTTCTTCTTGTATTGTTAATTAACATATCTACTATTAAAGCACGTAAGAACTGGTTTTGTCAAGAAAAACTTAAATTATTATTTCTACATCATTAGCATAGTTGGTAAAACCATTTTCTTTTACTACTTTTAGTACTGAATTTACCCTGCTTACCAATTCATCTTTGTGAGATATTAGGAAAATATTCTTTTGTTGCGTCCTACTCATGTCTTTTAAAACTGCCATCGACGACTCAACACCCGAAGTATCCATACCAGCATCAATTAATTCATCAATAAACATTAAGTTGATCTGTTGATAAAGTGATTCCCACACATCTCTGAATGCCCAACTCAAACTTAATATCAGTCTGTTTCTTTCACCTCGCGATAAGTTGTCAAAGTCTAGTTCTCTACCTAATTCCTCAATAAGCACAGACAAGTCAGATTGGAATGTTACTGTATGTGGTAATTTTACCTGTCCTAGATAGTATGCCAATCTTTGATTTAGATACGTTAAGTTCTGTTCAATAATTCTTGTTCTAATAAATGAATCTTTTGCTGTCAACAACTTGTATAAAAAGTCTTGATGTCTTCCTAGGTCTTCTAGTTCATTTATTTTAACATAGTCAACTTTTTGTATTGCAGTTTTTGTTAGTTCTTCTATCTGTTCTGCATATGGATCTTGCTTGTCGTTTGTCTGTTCTAGTTGGCGACTTAAATCCTTCAAAGAGCCTTTGTGGTTGTATGCCTCGTCTATAGAATCATAATATGTATCCGGAACTTGACCGACATCTCCTAGGTCATCTATGCCCTGTTGTATTTTTGCAAGATCACTTCTTAGTTTTTCTGCATAGTCTTTTGATTCAGTGAGTGTTGTTTTAAGTTTGCTTACTAATTGTTCGTGTTTGTCATCGTGCAACTCTTGTTCACAAGTAGGACATTTTTGTTGTGCGGCATATTCTAAATCACTTTCGGTTTTTTCTACTGTGCTTTTTGCTTTTGTGTACGAATCTTCGTGATATGCTTTTTCTTTTTGTAAACTTCTTAAAGCAGTCTGCATCTCTGTGTGTTTTTGTAGACGTTTGTGTGCATCTAGTTCTGATTTTATATCTACCTTTTCTAATTCGGTTATCGCTTCTGCAAATTTTTCAATATCATCTTCCTTTTGTTTCTGCCAAGCACTAGATCTTATTTTTAAACTTTCAATAGACTCTTGTATTTTTTCATTTGATTTTATTTGAGAATCAATTTTATATTTTTCTTCTGTTAATTCGTTTTTCGTTGCTTTTTGTTGTTCTTTTAGTAGTTCTGCTTTTTGACTTAACAAAGTAATTCCAAGCAACTGTTCAATTATTTCTCTTTGTTCTGCTTGTTTTGTTGCAAGAAAAGGTTGTGTGTATGTGTTCAATGCAATTATGTTTTTAAACATTGAGTGAGTCATACCAAGCAATTTGTTTATTTCTTTTTGAGTTTCTCTGTTTTCACCTTGTGCTTCGTTGTTGTCGGTGTTTTGTTCAATGTCATTTGCATAAAATTTAAATATTTGTGGTTTTCTACCTCTTTCGATAGTGTAATCAATATTGTTTTTTGTAAAGTTAACACTTACCACCATGCCTTTTTCATTTGTTTTGTTTACAAGGTTGTCTTTTCTAATATTTGTTAAAGGATCACCAAAGAACACATATGATAGTGCATTAACAATAGTAGTCTTACCAGTACCATTTCTTGCACCGGCATCATCACCACCTAAATCCATATTTTCTCCAATAACAAGAATTAAATGCTTGTTATTAAAGTCAACAGCCTGGGTTTGATTACCCACACTCATAAAGTTTTTTACAGTTAAGTTTTTAATTGTTAACATCTAAATTATTGTATATTGCCATTAAAATATTTTTATCATAAGTTTCAGAATCAACACCGTCAAGTTGTTTTATCACGATTTGATCAACGGAATCAAATTTTTGAACTTCTACAGTTGGTTGTTGTGCTTGATCAACCTGTTCTGGTATTAGTTGTAATTCTCTTAATTGGTATTTGTCAATGAATGTTTCTCTGATAAAGTTTGCTTCTTCGTAAGAAATTTTAATATCCAGTGTCACTCTCACGTACATTTTAGGTTTTAGCAAATTGTCAGCATCTTTTAATAGTTCACTTATCTTAATGTGTCTGTATCTTGGCATATCTGGCCAATTAATATATTTTGGTTTTCCACCATATTCTAATATCATCATTCCACGTTCATCGTCGCCTGAATCTGCGTAATTGTGTGGAAATGCATTACCCATATAAGTTACATTTTTCATTTGTTGTCTTTTATGGAAGTGTCCTGAAAACACCATTCCACAATTTGCAAAGTGTTCTGTCTTGATAGTTCCAACATCTGGCATATCTACCATTGC